TCTATCGCGCACTCTCAGTAGACGCTCCAAGGCATGAAGGCTTGTCCCCTACGCTAGTCATCTTCGATGAGCTCCATGCTCAGCCCTCGCGTGACCTTTTTGATGTGCTTTCGCTCGCTCAGGGTGCACGTGGCAAGCTCGCCACGATGATTGCTATTACAACAGCCGGAGTCAAGACAGAAGCAAGGACTGGCAAGGACACTATCGCTTACAGCCTCTACAACTACGGCAAGCAAATAGTTAGAGGTGAAGTCAAGGATGATACCTACTTCATGGCGTGGTGGGAGGCTCCTATGGAGGCTGACCACAGCAAATTGGAGACTTGGCAGGTTGCAAACCCCGGTTTTGATGACATTTGTGCCAAATCTGACTTTGAAAGTGCCGTAAAACGCACTCCAGAGCCCGAATTTCGTACAAAACGATGCAATCAGTGGGTTTCTAGCCAAGCTGCATGGCTTCCGACCGGTTCTTGGGACAAATTAGCCGGTGAATGCGAGATTTTGCCCGAAGATGAGTACGTTTTGGGCTTTGACGGCTCTTATGCCAACGATTCGACCTCAATTGTCGCTTGCACCATCCCAGAAGAGGGTGAAAAGCCAAAAGTCGTGCTTGTAAAGAGCTGGGAGAAGGATTTTGACCTCGATGACGCAAATTGGCGCATTCCTATCGAAGAAGTAAAAGAAACAATAGTCAATTTCACCCAAAATCACCCAAAAGTGCGTGAAATCGCCTGTGACCCTTATAGATGGCAGCAAATGATGCAGGAATTGTCCGATTTAGGGCTTCCTATAGTCGAATACAAGACAAATCTGCTCAATTTGATGATTCCGGCCACTCAAAAGGTGTTTGAAGCCGTCACAGAAGAGAAATTCGTGCATGATGGCAACGCAGCACTATCTAGGCACATTGACAATTGCGTGATAAAGGTAGATGCTAGGGGTCAGAGGGTCACAAAGGAGTCCTCAAACTCAAAAAAGAAGATTGACAACGCTATCGCTTTCATAATTGCCTATGACCGTGCTACGGCAGGTAGAATGGAAGAGATAGTGCCACAAGTATTTGTATAGGCGGTTATTTTGGCAACAATTCTGCAAGTTACTGGCGCAGCCCTAGTGACGGTTGGCGTATCTATCATGTTTATCCCTGCCGGACTCATCGTTGGTGGGATTTTCTCCGTTTTATTCGGTCTAGCCATCGAGAGGCGTAACTAATGCTAGGCAATCTTTTCGAGCAGCGAGCAGTCAGCTTCCAGACAGTCTGGGGGTCTGGCGACTTTGTTGACATTCAGTCGAACTCAGGCACAATCGTCAACTCTGACACTGCGTTTCAGGTCAACGCTATCTTCAGCGCAATCTCGCTTATCTCCGACACCATTTCGACTCTGCCCATCGATGCATACATCAACAGGGATGGCACTAGCCGCGCTTTCAGGCCAAGACCAGAGTGGGTACAGCGTCCAGACGTAGATACAACCAAGTCGGCATTCTATGGTTCGGTCATCGTCTCTCTGCTGCTAGAGGGCAACGCTTTTATTAGGGTTTACACCGACAGCAATAACGAAATCGTCAACATGGTGGTTTTGAACCCGCTAGACGTTGAAATCAAGCGAAACGGCCTTGGAAGAGTCATGTTCCAAGTGCAGGGTGAGAGCAGAGCTCTTTCTGCGGAGGAAGTCATCTTTATACCCGATGTAGTTCGCCCGGGCCACATTCGTGGAGTCAGCAGGGTAGAGGCACTCAAGGAGAACTTTGGCCTAGCTATCGCACTACAGAACTACGCTGCACGTTTCTTCGGTCAAGGCACACAGACATCTGGTGTGCTAGAGGTTCCCGGCAACCTGACCGCAGAGCAGGCTAAGGCGATGCAGGAAGCTTTTGACTCACGTCATAAGGGCTGGGGAAGAGCACACAAGACCGCAATCATTACTGGCGGGGCACAATACAAGCCAACAAACGTACCTAATGACCAAGCTCAGTTCCTAGACAGCCGCAGACTGGCCGTAGAAGACGTAGCTAGGGCTTTCAACATCCCCCCACACCTTCTGGGCCTACCGGGAACCACCTCATACGCGTCAGTGGAGCAAAATAACCTTGCATGGGTCACACACTGCATCAGGCCAATCGCAGAGAAGATAGAAAACGCCCTCAGCCCGCTCATGAGCCGTTATCCCGGCGGAGAAAGGGCATACATAGCATTCAACCTTGATGGCCTGCTACGAGCCGACATACAGGCACGTACGACCGCTTACAGCACTTTGGTGCAGGCAGGTGTCATGAGTGTGAACGATGTCCGTGTCAGGGAAGACCTAACGCCAATCGATGACGAATCAGCTAACACCGTGCGCGTGCCGTTGGCTAACGTGAACATCGGTGCAGCCAACTTGCGTGAGCAGACTGAGAAGGTTGACATGGCAACCAAGTTGATTCAGGTCGGCTTTGACCCGGCCGCAGCTATGGCTGCATTCGGTCTGCCAGCGGTAGACCACACAGGTCTGCCGAGCGTACAGCTGCAATCACCACTAGACATTGGTTCGGACAATTATGCCGAGGGAGAGGGCGAGCAGTAATGCTGCACAGTGGTCGAGCCTCGATAGGAACGGTAGCAACACCGATAGACGGTCTCTATCAGGGCTATTCGAATCTGACCATACACAACGATGACAACACCGATGTTGTCTACATTGGAGGGCCGGATGTCACGACCAGTAACGGCTTGACTTTGAAAAAAGAAGACACTTTGAAATTTGAGCTGGCCCCACTTGAGCAGCTTTTTGTTGTATCAAGTAAAACAGGTCACACAATCAGTTTTCTCAGGCAGACAATCTAGGCGGAGGTAAGTATGCCGTATTACATCAGCAATGAGAATCCAGATTGCGTTGGCTGGGCAGTAGAAAAGGAAGATGGCGAGCTAGTTGCTTGTCACAGAACCAAGGACGAAGCAATCGACCAAATGGTAGCTATTTCCCTATCTGAAGAGATGGAACCCGGCGGAGAGCGTAGCGAGAATCGTGCTGCACCGGGAACTCTAGTTATCGGTGACTTTGTATCTTGGAACTCATCCGGCGGTCGCGCTCGCGGGCGAGTAGTTGACATTGTTGAAGATGGCGTAATCAACGTTCCCGACACTGACTTTGAAATCACCGGAACACCAGATGACCCAGCTGCCCTTATAGTTGTCTACCGGAGAACAGACGAAGGATGGGAAGAAACCAATACCAGAGTCGGACACAAGTTCTCTACTCTCAGTCAAATTGATGACTTAGAACCAAACCGCAGGAACCTTGAAGCAAGGCAAGTAAACCTACGACCCCCGGCCTACATGCGAGCAGCAGCTCGTCAGGGACTCAAATACTACGAGGAGGGGCTCGGAGGCGATGGGTTGGTTGAAAGAACGATTCGTGAGGCACGTGCGATGGCACGGGGTTCTGTCACTGCTGACAAGTGGGTTAGGCTCCGTGCTTGGATTGCTCGCCATCTGGCTGATTTGGACAGTCCCGCCGCCAATCCTAATTCAGACGATTATCCTAGTGCTGGTGTAGTTGCACATCTGCTGTGGGGCTCAGGGCCATCTAAGGCCGCTGCGAGACGCGCATTGTCCTACGCAGAAGGTGTAGTTGCTAGAATTGAAGCAGAAAATGAAGGACGAGCGAAAGGCGAAGCATTGTCCAAGATAGAAACGCGCCTAAACGTCACAGACCTTGAGGTTCGTGAAGAGGGCGATGGCATGACCTTTGAGGGTTACGCTGCCGTATTCAACTCATGGAGTGAGCCACTACCGTTTAGAGAGCAGATTGCGCCCGGTGCATTTAGGTATTCACTCAAGCGTGCCCGCAACGACATCAAGCTGTTGTGGAACCACGACACCGGAGCGGTACTCGGTTCTACTCGTGCCGGAACGCTGCGCCTTCAGGAAGATGCGCGTGGATTGCGCGTTGCTGCGGATTTACCCAATACGTCACTAGGGCGCGATACGCGGGAGCTGATAAAGCGAGGCGACATCGACTCGATGTCATTCGGTTTCAGTGTCCCCTCTGGAGGCGATGAGTGGAACTCTGACGGCTCTGAAAGAACTCTAAAGTCTGTCAGGTTGCACGAGGTCTCCATCGTTGCTTTCCCTGCGTATCCTGACACCGCAGGTACAACTACTGTGCGCGGGCTGGACAAGGTGGCCAAGAGGGCCGAGGTTGACCCAGACGCAGTCGCAGATGCTCTGCTGAAAGTTGAATCGGGCGAAGAGATTTCGGTTGACGAAGCAGAACTACTACGTAAGATAATTGATGAAGTTTCTCCACAGACCGAGTCTGTAGAGGAAAAGGTTGAGGACACATCCGAAACCGACCAAATGATGCTCGCGCTAAAGAAGAAGAAGCTCGAGCTGCTAATGAAAGGTATCTAATGGCTAACAGGGATGACATCAAAAAGGTGATTCTCGCTGTTGCTGGTAACCCCGAAGCCGGTGTTGTCTGGCAGCTTGCAGACCGCTGGGCTGATGCAATCGCAAGCCTAGACACTGACACCCCGTTCAAGCCCAACGCCAAAGACGGCGATGGTGACGGTCTGGTTCAGGATGGCACTAAGCATCAGCGTCCAGTAAAGGAAACCCGAGTAACCAAGCCGGAAGAGACTCGCTAACACTCTTCTGCCAAGATGGGTTTCGCCCCCCGGTTCTTATGCTTTCTACCGGGGGGTTTTTCCTGCGCTAAACTATTTGTAGCGGAAGTGAGTCAGCTCTGCCGTCATTCAGTCTGCGTCAGCGCGGCTGTCCAATGTAAGTAACTATTAGGAGACTAAATGTCTGAGTTCATCAAGACTCAGCAGGAAGTCCGTGCAAATCTTACCGAGGCTATTCGCGATGTAATCGAATCAGCCGAGGCAGAGGGTCGTGGACTAGACGCTGCTGAGCTAGAGAAGATTGAGCGCATTGAGGCCGACATTACTCGCGCCGATGAGCAAATCTCAATCGCACAGCGTGCAGAAGAGCGCAAGGTCGCTGCATCTGCTGCTGCAAAGGGATTCGTCCCAGCAACCGAAGAGCGTAGCGAGGATGCAATCATCCGCTCCGTTCTCATGGGCGAGACTCGCACTGCAAAGTTCGAGAAGCGTCTACTCGTAAACAGCGACAACACCGTGCCAAAGAGCTTCTACGATGAGGTATTCTCCGTAGCTCGTCTCACTGGCCCGATGCTTGACGTATCGCAGGTAATCAATACGGCATCAGGCGAAGACCTGACCTTGCCAACTTTGACTGCTTACAGCACCGCAACCCTGACCGCTGCTGGTACAGCTCTAACCGAGTCTGACCCAACTTTCAGCTCCATCACTCTTGGGGCCTACAAGTACGGCGGAATCATCAAGGTTGCACGTGAGCTAGTTGCAGATGCAGGATTCGACATGCTGTCCTTCCTTGCAACTGAGATTGGTAACGGAATCGGATACGGCGTAAACGCAGCCCTCACCACCGGAACTGGCTCAAGCCAGCCAAACGGTGTTGTAACTGCTGCTGGCTCCGGCATCACGGGCGGCACGGGGGTCAGCGGTGCGTTCACCTCTGACAATCTCATAGATTTGCAGTACCAGCTAGACGGCGCAGCTCGCCGCCTACCCGGTGTTGCATACATGGCCGCTGGTTCTTCAATCGGTGCTATGCGCAAGCTGAAGGACGATGCAGGCAACTACCTCTACCAAGTTGGTGTAGGTCAGCCAGATGCATTCGCTGGTTACAACGTAATCGAGAACCCACACATGGCCGCTACTGCAACTACTGCAAAGTCAGTTCTGTTCGGACACATGCCGTCTTACAAGACGAGGGTTGCCGGCGGAATCCAGATTGCACAGTCTGAGGACTATGCATTCAACGAGGATGTCGTTGCTGTTCGTTACCTCATGCGAGTTGACGGAGACCTGACCCACGCTGGTCACATCAAGTTCTTCAAGGGTGGCGCAAGCTAGTAATCCTTGAGACAGGTTGAACCCCTCGGTGTTTTGTAGGTTGCACCGAGGGGTTCTCTTTTGTAAGCTGACTTTATGCCAACCTACGAAAAGCTAAAGGGCGCAGTCTCCCTAGTCTCTAACACTCCCGGAATGCCAACTGGTTATGGCCAGCAAGCAGAGCATCTGGTCGAGCATCTCAAGCGTCATGGTCTTGAGGTTGCATCATTTTCTAACTATGGGCTCGAAGGCAAGATAGACACCTATCAATCTAAATACGGGCCGGTCGCTCATTACCCACGTGGTTACACCGCGTACGGCATAGACACGCTCAAGCCTTATCATGAGCATTTCATGTCAGATAAGCCGGACATGCGCAGCATGATGCTGACACTGTATGACGTATGGGTTTACAACGAAGCAGACCTTGAAGGGATTGATGTTGTCTCATGGGTTCCGCTTGACCACGTGACCCTGCCGCCGGCCGTAGAAAAGTTCTTACGCCGTGACAATGTGACCCCAATTACTATGTCTCCTCACGGTCAAAGACAGCTGGAAGAGGCCAACATTGAGTCGCGCTACATTCCGCATGCTATCGACAGTAAGGTTATGCGGCCTAACCGTCAGATACAAGGCGTTGACATCAGAGACTATTATGGCGTTCCAGAAGAAGACTTTCTTGTCGGCATGGTTGCTGCAAACAAAGCAAATGGTCAAATTCACCGCAAGGCGTTTGCCGAGAACCTGCTCGCCTTTGCAATGTTCAAGAAAGACCACCCAGATGCGCAGCTTTACATACACTCGCACCCCAGCAAGGTCTACAACGGCTTCAATCTAGCTAACCTAATTAGAGCTGTTGGTTTGACAGATAAAGATGTTATGTTCCCTGACCCGGAACTGCTTAGATTCGGTTTCAGTCAGAATGATTTAGCTGCTCTGTATACCGGTATGGATGTGCTTCTAGCTCCAAGTTACGGAGAGGGCTTTGGAGTGCCGACCATTGAGGCTCAAGCATGTGGAACCAGAGTAATTGCTAGTGGCTTTGCCGGTAGTGCTGACCTAGTAGCTGAAGATGGTTGGCTTGTGCAAGGACAGCCATTTTGGGATGAAGCACAGATTTCTTTCTTCCAGATACCTAGCGTGCCACAGATTACTAAAGCACTTGAAGATGCTTACCACGCAGAGCGGGGCGAGAGCGCAACTGCAATAGAGTTTGCCAAGCAGTTTGACGTAGAGCGTGTCTGGAACTGGTACTGGATGCCATTCCTAAGAGGG